ATGGGAATCCGGGAAGTGGCGGCGCGGCTCGGCGGGGTGCGAGTGTGGCGAGTGATGGGAAGGGCGAGCCGGAAATACTATGTGCAAAGGCAGCGGCATGCGTTCTGGTGCAATTGTGCCGACTTTTTCTTTCGGCGACGGCCGAAGAAAAGGAGCTGCAAGCACGTGAAGGCAGTGCGGCAACATTTGGCGACAACGGGGCGGGGCTGATGATCCCAAGGGGGTGGCGATGACGCCACTGAGTGCCGAGTGTCGGGTGCTGAGTAGCGAGTGAAAACTTCAACCCGACGGGCAGGACGGCGGGCAAGCGCCAAGGTTCGGGCCCCCGGCTGGCATGGGGCCGGTAGCAGGTCACGGCGATTTGTACCAAGGCGAGGAAGCGGCAAGGTCGGCGAGAAAAAGAATGCTGGCAGCGGCAATGGAACCCGTCACAGTGCTCGCGGTGGCGGGGTGCCCGGCATGTCATGGAACAGGCGAGCATTGGAACGCGCTCTGCGCTTGTGTTCTGCGCGGGATCTTTGAAGACTGCTATAGAAGATTTCGGATCTGCGCACGGGCCAGTGGGTTCGAACGGCGAGTGAGTTTCCCCATGGTGCGCGGGCGAGACCGGCGGCGGACGTGGGAGAGGCGAACGGAGAACTACCTGTGTGACTTTGCCCTCACCGCCCGGCGCGTACTGGGGCAGGAGACAAGGCGGGGTCGGATCTTCCGCTGGCGGTACCTGTGCGGGGCGACGGTCGAGATGGTGCTCGAGCGAATGAACCGCGAGCCCCGATTGCATCGGGGCGAGCGACCGATGAGCCGGCGGGCCCTGTACGAGATGCTTGCGAAGATGGAGGCCCGGCTGGGTGAGGAATACCTGACGCTAAAGCCGCACCCGCTCTGGCCGACGTGGAAGTATTTTGGGGAGTGATGAGTGACCTCCGGCAAGAGGGCCCATATGCGATTGTCGATTTCAGAGTGGAAAGGGGAGAATCAGGATTGGGGTGTGATGCTTCCTGATGCCCTGTGCAGAAACATTTCGATGTAATTCAGGGAGATGCAAGGGGCAGGCGACGGAGGAAACGTCGGGCATGATAAGGTGGAGATAGAGGAGGCAAGGCGAGAGAAGAGAAGCCAGGCCCAGATTTGAGATTCCCGATTTCAGGTTTGCGCGGACGCGGGCGCAGGGGCCAGACGTTTATTCCGATTGGGCAGCCCGTTTGCGTCCGCAGGCAAGGCCTCACCGAGGAGAGAATTCCTCCAGCCAAAACCAAGGATGGTGCAAGCGGGAAGGAGGAGCCGTGTTGGCGAGCGAAGCGACGCGGTGCACACCGGAAGAATGGGGAGATCATCCAGGAAATCCGCGGCAGGGTTTGCCGCGGATTATGGTTTATGGGGCGAGAGGTCACGCGTGCGGACCAAGCCATAGTAGGTTTGCGAGCGGGTGTGAAGCGAGCGGACACCAGCCAAGCACGGAGGAGGATGTGGTGCGGCCGGCTGAATCGGGTGGCGGAAAGTCCTGGGAGGGGGATTGAGGACAAAGAGAGAGCAAAGCGACCGGAAGGCGGCGGGAACGCGGGCGAGGCGCAAGAAGTTCTATCCGACACGAGCGATGCAGGCCTTTTTGGAGGCAGCGCTCGACCCGGACGTTCCCACGACGATTGCAGCAACGGCGAGGGCAGCGGGAGTGCATCCGAGCAACTGGCGGCTCTGGAAAGGAGCGGGAGCTTTTTCCCGATGGTTCCAGAGGGAATGGCAGGAAGGCAGCGGCGGTCTGGTGTGGATCCTGGACAAGATCGGGATCGAAAAGGCACGCAAGGACTTTCGATACTGGGATGCGATGCAGCGGAAGTACGGCGGTGAAGGCCAGGGCTTGGGCGGGTCGGGGTTCTATGTGGTCGTCCGGGCGCCGAGGCCGAAGCGGGACGAGGCACGTGCTGCTGCGGGGCAAGAGAGCGATTGAGCTAGGCTACCATGCCACAGCGAAACAGGGGCGTTTCCATGCAAGCAGGGCACCGTATCGGCTCTATGGTGGAGCGGCGGGAGGCGGAAAATCGGAAGCCATCCTGTTTGAAGCGGTGATGCAATGCCTGGAACATGCTGGCATACGAGGATTGGTCCTGCGGCGAACTTTTCCCGAGCTTGAGCGTTCGCTGATTCAACGGGCGCTCGAAAAGATACCGCGAGAAATCTATCAGTACAATACGGCGAAGCACATCATGACGTTTCCGAACGGCTCGGTGCTTGAGTTTGGATTCTCGGAATGCGATGTGGACGTGATCCGGTTCCAATCGGCTGAGTATGGCTTCATCGGGTTTGACGAGTTGACGCACTTCACCGAATACCAGTGGCGGTATCTCAAGTCGCGGTGCCGGTCGGTGATCAAAGGGGTCTTCCCCAATATGTTTGCAGGGACGAACCCAGGCAACCGGGGCCACGCCTGGGTGAAAAGGCTATGGATCGAGAAGCAGTTGAACCCGGAGGAGCAAGAAGCTGGGGAAAGGGCGAGGGATTACGATTTCATTCCTGCGAAGGTGCGCGACAATCCATACCTAGTCGAAAACGATCCTGGCTACTTGAACCGCCTTGCGAGTTTGCCGCCAGCGGTGCGACGTGCGCTGCTCGAAGGCGATTGGGATCTGTTTGAGGGGCAGGTGTTCACGGAGTTTCGGAAAGAGATTCATGTTGTGCCGAGTGGCGAGTATCGAGTGCCGAGTCTCGGAGCATGGTGGCCGAGGTGGAGAGCGATTGACTGGGGATACACCCAGCCGGCATGTTGCCTTTGGTTCTGCCGCGAGCCGAAAGGCCGAACCTATGTTTACCGCGAACTTTACAAGACGGGGATGCTGGTGAGTGAGTTCGCCAAACGGGTCAAGGAAATGGACGGTGGCGAGCAGATCGAGACCTGCTATCTCGATCCAGCGTGCTGGCAAAAGAGCGGCGCTGTCGAGCAATCTATCTCGGAGCAATTTGCTGAGCATTTCTCTGTTCAGCCGGCAGATAACGATCGGCTAGGTGGAAAACAGCTAGTGCATGAAATGCTGCGCGTCGGGTGCCGAGTGCCGGGTGCCGAGTCAGGCCGGGGGCTGCAAATCTTTGAGAATTGCACGAACCTCATCCGAACCCTGCCGCAGTTAGTTTACGATACCGTGAAAGTTGAGGACGTAGATTCGGACGGCGAGGACCACGCCTACGATGCGCTGCGGTACGGGTTGAAGAGTGCCCATCAGCGGGAGGCAGAGAAGCCGTACTCGCTCCGAGCAGCGGAGTTCATCGCCGGAGCAGAGGATCCGACGGTGGTGGCGATGCGCATGAGGAAGTTTGAGGCCCATGAGCAGCGAGCGGCGAGACCGGTGAGGTGGAGATGAGAACAGAAGCGACCAGTGACACTTCGTCCCGCCCCGGCGGGATTGGGGCAAGCCAGCGACCAGCAACCAGAGTGGAAACTCGAAAATCGAGAATCGAAAGTCGAAACTGGATCACCCATGCAGGACGAGTGCCGAGTTTCGTTTTTCGAGTTTCGATTTTCGGTCTTTTGGTCGTGATAGGCATGGGGAATCAGGTATTAGCCACGACGCTCACCGGCAGTTTCAGGAATGCGGATGGAAGCGCGGTGGCAAACGGACGGTTGCTGCTGCGGCTGAGAGTGCCGGCGGTGACGAAGACGAGCCCACAGCAGGTGGTGAATAACACGGTTGTCTGCTCGCTTGATGGGGCGGGGGCTATGAGCGGAGCATGCTCGGTCCAGGACAACGCCAACCTGACACCCACGGAATACTACGTCGCGACACTTTATGACTCGAACTCGAACCGGCTCTGGAGTCAAAACTGGTACATAACGGGCGCGAGCGTAGATGTGGGAACGCTTCAGCAAACGACCATTGGGATCAGTTTTCCGAATCCGGTGTTTCAGAGCACCACGTCGGCCCAATCAGTTCAATCGGCGATGACTTTCAGTGGGAATGTGACGTTCTCGAATCCCGTGTTGGTCAAGGCGCTCAACACCATCCGCTTTGCCGACCAGTTTGCTAATATCCAAGCAGCGATTACGGATGCAGGCGCAACGGGCGCGGTGATTATCCCGTCCAGCTATGCCGGCACGGACGCCTTCACCAATCCGAACAATATCCCGATTGTTGACTTACGGGGCGGAAGCTCGGCATATCGCGGCTTTATCTCCGTCAAGGATTTCGGAGCGAAGGGAGACGGGGTAACTGATGACACGGCAGCGATTCAGGCGGCCATCAACGCCGCGCCAATCAGCGGTACGGTCTATTTGCCCAAAGGCGACTACCTTATCAGCAGCGTGGGTACGGAATGCCTGCTGATTCCCAAGCCCATTGCGTTCATCGGCAGTTTGGGTGGGACACTCAATTTTGGCTCTGTTCTTTTGGTCAAGAGCACCGTGGGGGCCTCGACCGATGTAATCCGGCTCACCGGAGATGCTAACGGGCACGACGGCATGTTTCTGTGGCGCTTTTCCGTGCAGAGTCAGTCTGGCACTCCCGCCCGGCACGTCATCAACATAGATACAACCAGCCAAGCTCTGTCCCGGCTACTTATTTCTCAGGTCTATCAGTGGGGAAATTTCGGCGGTCGCGGGATTGTCTCGACGAATCCTACTCTAGCAGATGGACTTTTTGTCTCGACTATTCAGGAATCTGTTATCAAGAATGGTATCCAGCTTCAACGCGCCGGAGACACGGTACGCATCTTGAACAACACGATTACAGGCGCGAATGCTGGCGTGGATGTGTCCTTCGTTCCGGGCTCTCTCATGTTGCTTATCGAGGGCAATAGCATCACAAACACAGGCGGGTTCATCAAGCTCGGCGATGCCCCGAAAAGTGTCCGCATTCTGAACAACGAGATGGAAGGAACCGTCTCGTTCACCGGCTCCAACGGGGCGGGTATTGATGTGGACGGCACCGTGACGAATCCAGGAACGAACGTTGAAATCGCGTTCAATACGATTCAGCCCGTGGCTGCCGGGATACATGGTGTGCGAGTCAATTTTGCAGAGCACACGCACATCCACAGCAATCTCTTTTCGCGTGGAGCAACTCCAGCGAAGCATATTACGACAACCGCAAACGCCCTCTATACCACGGTAGGCTGGAACCGATACGAGCCCACCGCCGACACGATTGCGGATATTCTCTCCGACGCCGGTACGAGCACGGCAATCACGCTTTATCCGCCGCACAGTACCGGGCAGTCCTTCGTCAAGGGAGATACCACGGTCAAGAGACTCAAGGCCGCCAACGGTACGGCGCTTGTTGCCGGGGACTTCGCCTTACATGCCAATTGGGGCACCGGCGCAACGGTGACGGCTGTCACGGGCACCGACCAAGCTACCCAGTTCACCGTCACCGCCGCTGGCACTCCAGCGGCTAACCCGACTGTCACGCTGACTTTCAAGGATGGCACCTGGACGAACGCACCAATCTGCCAGGCAAGCATGGTTGACGGCACGGGGACTTTCGTGCAGTTGAAGACGGTGCCCTCGGCGACAAACGTGGTGATTACCTACCAGGGCACGCCGGTTGCCGCCAGCGCTTACGTCATCGCCTATTCGTGTATCGGGAGATAAATGAGCTGGCTTGGAAAAGTTTTTCCCTATGTGGGTTTCTTGGAGCGGCGAGTGGAAGAGTTGCGCCTTACCAATCAGCGGCTTTTCGATCAGCTTTTGCGGGCGACAGGGAATGAGCCGATTTATGAGCAGCGACCCTTCGACTCCGCCCAGGGCAAGCCGGTGAAGACACGGCAGACGATGGAGGACTACCTGCGGCGGCTTGAGGCGGAGGAACAAAAGTTGCTGCAGGAGGAGATGGCCGCCCTGGCCAAAGAGAAGCTGGCGAGCAACTAGATATGCCCCGGTGGACGGCACTCCGGGCGGAGGCATTGATACCCTGAGGAGAGGGGGAGAAGATCTGGCAGTGAACGCATTGACTCCATTCGAAAACATGGGGGGGCAAGTGGCGGAGGCCTCTTCGCCACACGACCTCGGGGTGACCTACGCGCCGGTAAGTGAGCCGAGCGAAAAGATACAAAGGGCGCTGGCGGAGCTGGTTCGGGAATATGAGATGGAATCCGACCAGGTGCGACGTCACTTTGTGCGGCGTTTCCGGGAGGCCGAGGAGTTCTGGAAAGGATTACAACACATCTACTGGTCGGAACGAGATTGGGCGTGGCACTCGCCCGGAGAATTTTCCGGGCAAATTGGTGGTGATGACAGGCCGCGGCACGATTCGGTGACGAACATCTTCCAGGCATTCGGGCTGTCGATCATTGCGGTGTTGAGCCAACGAATTCCATCGGTGCGGTTTTTTCCGGTTTCGGCGCAATCCGAATCGGACATCGCGACGGCGAGGGCGGCGCTGGAGATCGCCCAACTGGTTGAACGGAATAACCAACTTCCACTGCTCGCGATCCGCGAGGCGTATCTGCTGTGGACGCAGGGAATGTTTGGGGGATACGTGCGGTATGTGACCGACCCGCGCTTTGGCAAGCGGCGTTTGCCGATTCTGGGAGCAGTCGAGATCAAGCTCTCGAAGGCGGGATATGAATGTCCAAAGTGTGTGAACCTGACGGAGGAAGAGTCCTTCCTCGGGATGTGCAAATATTGCGGGGAGAAGCTAACGCGGGAACGGTTTCGGCCAGCCGAAACAACCACCATTCCGACAGTAACGGGCTTCCGTGAGGTGGCCAACGGCCAGGAAGTGATCGACATCGTCGGGGCGCTGGAATTGAAGCTGCCACCCTACGCTTATGGGATGCACGACGCAGGGTACTTGATCTGGGCAGTGGAGAAGCATCGGGCAAGTTTGCGAGCGGCGTATCCAGAAAAGGCGGCGAAGATCGGTACGGCGGTGGGGCAAAGTGGCGAGGATGTCTACGAGCGGAGCGCACGGCTGTCCATTGCAAATAGGCGAGGTGGCGGGGGAAGCCAAGCGGATACGAATCTCATCACCTACAAACGATGCTGGCTCAGACCGTGGGCTTTTTGGGCGGTGGACGACGTGACGACACGCGAGGAACTGCTGGGGTTGTATCCTGATGGCTGCCATGTGGCATTTGCGGGCGACACCTTTCTGGACGCACGGAACGAGTCGATGGATGACTGCTGGCGACTGTGCCATGCCGTGCCGGGGGCCGGGATGTACACCGAGCCGATCGGGGGTTCACTGGTGTCAGTACAAAAGCGATTCAACACGATCGAAAACCTCAAGATGGAATGGATAGAGTACAACTCAGCCCCGCCCATCCTGGCTGACGCGGAAGTGTTGAACGTAAAAGCGATGGAAGGCCGGCGGATGGCGCCAGGGTCGCTCTACCCGGTCAAGGTGAAGGCGGGGCGAGCCATCAGCGATTCGATCTGGCAACCGAGATTTCCGTCTCTGGACCAATCTGTTTACGCGCACGGGCAGGAGCTGAGGAATCTGGGAGAATTCCTTACGGGAGCGTTTCCCTCGCTTTATGGCGGCGAACTCGATTCGAACACAACGGCGACAGGGTACGCCCTATCCCGAAATCAAGCGATGGGCAGGATTGGCCTCTATTGGCGACAAGTGAAGTACTTTCACGCGGCACTGATGTTGCTGGCAGTGGAAACGTTTCAAAAGAACCGAACGGAAGATGTGGAAATCGCGGTCATCGGGAAAACGAAAGATTTTGAGTCGAAGTTCATCCGGCTGGGAGACTTACGAGGAAGTGTGAGTGCATATCCGGAGAGCGACGAAGATTTTCCGGTGCTGTGGCAAGACATTCGGGCGACGGTGTTGCAGTTGCTAGGGTCGAATGACCCGAAGATCGCCGAAATTCTTGAACACCCTGACAACGCCAACTTTATCAAGAATGCGATCGGATTGACGCAAATCATTGTGCCGGAAGAGGGAAATCGTTCGAAGCAGTTTCGCGAAATCAAAGCCTTGTTGCCAGCGGCCCCGCTAATGGATGGGAAGAGTGGAGAAATAATGCCGACCATTCTGCCCGACGAATTTGCTGACGATCACAAGGTGCACATAGCCGTCTGCCGCGAATGGGCGGTTTCGGACGCGGGGATTGAAGCGCGATCCACGAATCCGGGTGGATACGCGAATGTGATTGCTCACGGGAGGCTGCACCAGAGGATTGCCGGAGCGCAAGCAGGGAGTGAGAGAGTACAGCAAGGCCAGGAAGCGGGAAGGTAGCGACCCGCATCTGCGATTTGCAGTTTCAGTTACCGGATAAAAGGGGAGCGGACTGCAGCCACGAGGGGCCCCGGAAGGGGCCCTTTGTATTGCAGGATGTGCGAGATGAGAGAAGCCACAGGCAAAAGGATGAGGCCGGTGACCTCAGCAAATGATGCAGGAGGGGTGGGAGAGGCGAAGGCTGGGAGCAACAGGCCGGCCGACATTGATCTCCTCAGCGATGCGGCTAATGACGAGGTAAGACAAGATCCGATGTGCAGCGCTGTCGGCGGAGAGCCGGAAAGGAGAAGCGAAGGCGAGGCGGCCTCGGAGAAGAGCCCAGCCACAAAGACGGCAGGGTGGGAAGCATCGGGTGCGGCTGGAGAGGGCGAGAAGCCAAGGACAGAGTCGAAAGCTAGTGACGAGGCTGAGGCGGTGGAGGGACCCGAATGGCTTCAATCATTGATCGCCGATCACCCCCGCGGAGCAGACCTGGCAGCGATTGTGGCCGCAGAGCGCAGTTTTCGAAAGGTGTTTCCAACATCAGAATCGGCCGAGTTTGCCCGCGAGCAAGCCGAGCATCTTGTGTTACTTGACCAGCTATTCTACAGCCAAGATCCTGAAGACGCAGCGAAGTTTGTAGCCAAGCTCAAGACTGAGGGCGGGAGTTCGTTCGAACAGGTCAACCGCGCCTGGGCAGACGAATTTCTGGAGGAGATAGGCAGCCGAGCGTACGGAAGCAACGATCAAGAGCTCTTGAAAGCGGTCGAAATGATCAGGGATCGTGTTGGGGGGCCCGACAAGCCACCGGCTGTCAATACCAGCAGCGAGAATCGAATTGTCAGGGGAAATCTTCGCCGACGCGAGGAGGAGTTGGAACGTCGGGAGCGCGAGTTAAGGCGCGAGGAGTTCATGCGTTTCTTCGGAGCCTGTGACCAAGCCTGCGAATCCACGATTCGGGAACGGATCGAGCAGTTAGTAGGAGCGGGGCATTTCAGCCCCAAGCAAAAGCAGGCAGCGGTACAGGAGATTTACGAAGGGCTCCGCGAGACATTGAGCGCGGACACGCTCTTCATGGGACGAATGGCTGCAGCGGTGCGAATGGGAAACCGAGGCGAAGGGCACCGAAGACAGGTTGTCGAGTTGTTCGTCGGTCGAGCCCGGCAGGCGGTGCCGGAAATCGCTCGCCGCGTTTTGTCAGAGTGGACACAACAGGTGTTAAACGAGGAGCAAAGCAGGGAAACGAAGCGGCGGAACACCGCGACGCGAGCTGAAGTTGGCGGCGGAGGGGAATCGCCGAAAGGTCGCGTCTTTCCTCGAGTCAACTACCGCAAAATGACCGATATGGATATTTTGAATTTGTGATCCCTGCCAACGGGTACCGATGCTATCGGAGCTGGCAGGTGTGATCAGTGACCCGTGATGCGAGGGTGGGATGAGAGAAGCAAAACGGGCAAAGGAGAAGACCAGAAATGGCGCTGAGCAACACGCAGACGGTGGCGCTGCAGCTCGAAAAGGTGCGGGAGAAGCTCCCGTTGCTTTACGAGCGCGACGACACCTTTTTCTCGATGATCCAAAAGCGGGATGTGGAGAAAGTGTCATCCCGCACGATGCGCGTTCCACTGCAGATCCGTCCAGGGGGGCGGCCGGGGTTTGCCAGCTTCGATGGCGGCGACCTGGGCCGGGGATCGGGCACGACCTACGACGTGGCGACCTTGACGCCGATTGGATTGCGCTTTGCGGTGGAAGTAACCAAGCTCGTCGAGTTCGCAACAAACGCAAGCGAGAAAGCCGTTGAGGACGCGACGAAGCGGGAAGTGGTCAATGCGATGAGAGAGTTCCGAACTCACCTGGACTGCTGGTTGCAAACAGCAGGAAACGGAGTGCTGGGGACGGTGCAATCGGTGTCGGGATCGGTGCTGACCCTTGCGGCAACGCCGTTCAAGAACCGACTTCTGCGGTTTGACCAAGTAGTTCAGATCTACGATCCCACGCTGACCACCAACCGAGGGGGCTCGAACATCACGGCCATTGACTACAATGCGGGAACCATCACACTGGCTTTCGTGCCGGGAGGCACGGCGGCGAACGACCTGGTGGCTGTGGACGGAGTCAGCGGGGCAAGCCCGACGTTTCTCTACGGGATTCCCTATCACCATTCAGACGCGGCCACCGGAACCTGGTTGGGGTTCAACCGGGCAACCACGCCCGAGGTAAGGGCGAACGCGGTGAACGCCGGCGGGGCCATGATGACTCTCCCGCCATTGCGCCTGGCAATCAACAAAATCCGACAGCGAGTGGGCTCGAACGTACTCGGGAAGTTGCGGGTGCACCTCCACCCAGCCCAAAAAGCGGCCTACGAGGAGCTGGCTATCGTGATCTCCGAGATCGAGAAGGGCGGAGGGAACGAGGATGTTGACCTGCTCTTCGGAAACGCGCGCATTGCCGGATTCCCGGTGATTGAAAACATCCATGCTGACCCCTCGCGGGTGGACTTCATCAACTTGGAAGCCTGGGGTCGGGCTGAAGCCAAGCCGATCGACTTCTACGAACTGGGCGGGCAGACGGTCTTCCCGGTGTATGGCGCATCGGGCGGACTGGCTGCATCGTATCTATTTTACTACGCGACCATGGTCCAGTTCTTTGTGGATGCCCCGGCAGCGGTGAGTTCAGTGACCAACCTAGCAGCACCGGCTGGATACTAGCGGAAGCCGTTGATACGTGAATGGTGATTGGCGGATGGGGTCCTAAACCCGGTTCGCCACTCACCATTTTCCTTTTTGAACATGAGTCAGATTCTGCACGAGTGGAACCGACGAGCCCCCAGGGAGCTCGAAAAGCGATTGGCCGAAACAGGGGGGCGAAATCGGTTTGCCGGGCCCAACTTTCGTATCGTTTGGTCAGAAGCACGAATGGAATGGCAGGGTGGCCGGTGGAATGACTTTGCTAAGGATGGGCGATGGATCCGTTCCGTCATCGCGACGCGAAGGGTGCCGCGATACGTGCCGTTTGTTGGATGGGTCATCGAAGCCTGGCAACCGCCAGAATACTACGGCTCGCCCGAGAATTGGGCCAGGCGATTCCGGGAGTGGGTGGGTGGGGTTGTCGTGGAAACCCTCGGGCCCTACCCGCAGGCGGGCGATTACGAGGAGATTTTCCGATTTCAGGGATCACTTACTCCGACAATCTGTGACGCCATTCTTCACCGGACGGCAGCAAGCAGGAGGCTCGGAGCCCAGCAACGAAGTGAGCTGGTCGAGCAGCGAGTTCAGCGACGGCTTCAACGCTGGGAGAGTTTTGCCGATGATGTTCTCCAGGATGCCCGACAGGCTTTTCCGGGACCGTTCATCGGCTACGGTGGCAGCAGGCGCCATTCCTCAGTTGGCTTTTGCGAAAGGGCCGGAGTTCGGTCACATCCGTTCTAGGCATTGAAGCCAGAGATGGTGGGAGAAAAGTATGGGTAAAGCGGTGGTGGTGAATATCAGCCCCTACCCGGTGGGGAAGCAGTTTGATTTTGGATATTTCGAAGTGCCCGGATGTCCTGCGTCGAGAGAATATTCCTCCATGGCGATTGAGGATCGACGCTCCATGAAGGATTACGGCGATGGCCGATATGAACCCATGAGGATCACAGGTGAGGAGATCGCGAGAGATCTGGCTGAAACGTGGAAGGAACACGGGGTTTTCGTCAGTTCCCAAGAGGTACCGACCGAGGAGGAAGTTGAGGCAGCGCGAGAGAGACGATTGGCATGGTATCGAGAGATCTACTCGGAAGCGGCTGACAGTTGGACCCGATACAAGCAGTACCGCATGATCAACGATCGACAACGCGATGCAGCAAGAGAGTTGCTGAAGGTGGGGGGCATTTCAGAACCTCCGGAATGGATGAAGGCGAGCGGCCATGAGACTGGCCACATGGGGTGTCCGGCCTGCGGCGGTGAGATTCGCGTTGGCGTGGCAGTGTGCCGACACTGTGGTGCCATTCTGGACGAAGCGAGAGCACAAACCTACCGACTGACGAGCGGGCCGAGGGTGGCACTAGATTCTCAAGCAGAAGAATCGGAGCCAAGGAAAGGGGAGAGCGTGGCGCGCCCAGGGAGGAATCGTGGCTGAGGTGTTCGCACAGGCCTTGAGTCATGCCAGGTCGTTGCTGAACGATGCTGAAGCGCGTGTTTTTACGGACGATGCGCTGCAGCCATTCGCCATGCTCGCGTACCGCAAAGTGATCGACGAAATTGCCTCGCACATGCTCAGCTTCAACGAAGCGGTGGCAACGGTGAGCTATGGGGCGGCGGCAACTCCGCCGATCGACCTTTCCACGCAGACCGGCTATCCGGCTGACATGTGGCAGCCGCTGATCTTGCGGGAACGGAAGGACGCAGCCGAGCAATGGACCGACATGACGAAGGTGGATCGGCTGCCAGCTCGAGATCCGGGCAAGACACTCGGCGAATGGGAATGGCGCGGCAATGTGATCTATGTGGTGGGGGCGACCGAGAACCGCCAGGTGGAGATCCGCTACGAGCAAGTCCCGGCGGAGCTGCTGGCGCCAACTGACGTACTGCGGGTGACCGGGGGCGAGCCAATCCTGGCCTTCTTGACCGCTGCCCAGGCGGCACGGATGCGCGGGATGGCGCAACTAGCTGCGGACTACTACTTGGAGGGCAGCGATCGGCTGGACACGCTGATTCGCCGAATGCTCCATGCTAGCCAGTACATCACTCGCAGGCCGCGACCCTTCGGCGACAGGTAGGGCACGGAATCAACGGAAGGGAATGAGTCTTGGCCAGTTCGCTTCCCCGCCTTGTGCGGATCTCCTGGCGAGATATCTTCCTACGCCCATAGGGGGCTCGGAAAACAGGTCTGAAAGGAGCAAGCAATGGCAATTGCGGTCACAGTTAGTGACAAATGGGATGATGGGAAGCGGCTGCACGTTATCGGCACGTTGGCTTTCTCGGGGAGCTATGCGACGGGCGGGGACACGCTCAGCTTTGCTGGTCTTGTACCAGCGAGCCGGGCACCATTGGTCGTTCGGGTGAGCGGTCAGGCTGGCTTTATCTACGAGGTGAACATTGGCAGCGGCATCGCTAACAGTTTTGTGTTGGTGCGCGGGCAGGAGCCGACCAACGCCACAGCCGGCGTGATTGCGCTCACACAGCTTGCTGCGGCGGCATACCCGGCGGGCGTGACGGGCGATACGGTAAGGTTTTACGCGATCTTTAAGCTGCTCTAAAGATCGAAACCCGAAAAGAGAAGATCGAAAATCCGGCTTGCGCCGCATTAGAGGGGCGACAATCAGGGCAAGGCTGCGAATCCTGCCTTTCAAATCGCCTGCCCGCGCATGGGGAAACCGGCACTACAGGCCAAACGCCGGACGGCGCATTAAGGTTTAGAGAATGTCTCTTGAGACGTTTGAGCCAATCATAATCGACCGTTTCGGCGGTCTGAATACGCTGCTTTCCTCAGCGGATTTGCCTGTCGGGGCGAGTCCTGATTGCAGAAACGTGAAGTTTAGTCCATCCGGGCTGGCGCAACGGGAAGGGCTGTCTGTCCCGTTTCCAGTGATTGGCGGGAATCCGACCGTGAACGGCCTCAAAAGCTATGTGAAGCTCGATGGGACACAGCGGCTATTGGTCTTTACCGGGGCGGGCGAGCTCTACAAAGAGAGCAGCGCAGGAGTGCTCAGCCTGATCAGCACGGTCCTCGGTGCCTCGCGCTACATGCACTCGACCACGATCTACAGCCGGGAGTACATGGCATTCTCGGACGGCAAGACGGGGCAGATTCAACCGCGGCATTTCGATGACACGAATTTGGACAAAGTTTCGGTTCCGGCGCCTACGTCTGCCCCCACCGTGGCCGATTCGGCCACAACGGGGACCGTCTGCGCCGGGGTACATAGCGTCGAAGTGATGTACCAGACTCGCTCAGGCTACATCACGAAGCCTGGGCCAACGGTTTCCTGGACGGCAGCGGGGTCAAAGAAGGCCAGCGTCACCAACATTCCCGTTTCACCCGATTCAGAAGTCACGAAGCGCATCCTGGCGTTCACGCTGGCGGGCGGAGCGAGCTACTACTACCTTTCCACGTTCATCATCAACGACAATACGACCACAAGCCTGACGGTTGACTTCACCGAGAACGCTCTGGCGGCAGGAACCAATGTGGACTCCTACGCTCGGAAGATCGTCCTGCCGAACATGGCTGGAGTGATTGACTACAACCGGAGGGTGTTCTTCTGGGGCGAGGCGGCATTTCCTTCGATTGTGCGGGCTTCCGAGGTGGACGACCCGGAGACGTTCTTCGGGGACACCGGTTTCTTTCAAGTAGCCGAGAACAACGGCCAGCGAGTGACAGCTTGTTTCCGCCTACGGAGCTTGCTCTACGTCCTCAAGGAACGGTCGCTCTACGTCACGCAAGATGACGGGATCAACCCGCCGTCCAAGTGGACTATCGAGGAAGTGGACAACAAGGTAGGGACGCCCTCGATTCATGGCGTGGCGGTGGGCGAGGAATGGGCGGTGATTGCTGGGCGTGCCGGGGTCTATCTCTTTGAAGGCAGCCGACCGCAGAAGATTTCCCAAGAGATTCAGCCGACCTGGGACACGATCAATTGGGATGTGGGGCATCTACTTTGGGTGGAAGTGGATGTGCAGGCGAAGCGCATCTACATCGCTGCGCCCACAGGAACAGCCACGAAGCCCACCGTGGTCTTTGTGCTCGATTACACGGAGGGATTTGGGGGCGACGAATCGAATCTTGAAGGCACGGCTGGCGCGGGTCGGAAATGGACGATCTGGGACATTGCCGCGAATTCGCTGGCACTGGTGGAGCGGCTCTCGCCGCAAGTCTCGCAGCTTTTCTTGGGGAACAATGCTGGAAATGGCAAGGTCTATCGGCTGGACGGGAACCAGTACAGCGACGACGGAGCGGCGATCAATTCGTACTACAGAACCGCCTTTCTGAGTGCGAGCAAGGGCATTGGGCAGCAACTCTTGGGCGGGTTGACGCTTCACGCATCAGGAATTGGACAACTAGCCCTGACAGCGTATGCAACCGATGATTCGGTGGCTGTCATCCTCGACCCGCCCATTGCCCTTTCGCAGACGCCGGATCGGGACTTGTACCGGCTGGCAAATCTCATCAACGAGCGGTTGAGCCTGAAGTTTGGAATGAACCAAGCTGGAACGTTCTGGAAGGCGGACAAGCTCACGGCTTGGATGAAGGCGTGGTATTTGGTGGGAGTACCAGTCTAAGCGTCGAAGAGACAAAGAGACAAGCAGATTCCTCGCTGCGCTCGGAATGACAAGCGGGGAGCATGAGGTGAAAGATGGCAGTGGTAGGGGTTTTTTCAGGTGAAGTATTCACATCGCTCAATGCGGTCACGGCGGTGGGTGCGGGGGATGTGGCAGCAGTCAGCGGAGTGAACCCGCTGGGCGGTGTGCCGCGCAAGATTGCTTGGGAAGTGCGGGTGACAGGCGCGCCCACGGCGTTGCAGGTGGACCTTGAAGGCTCTCTCGACAACACGAACTGGTATCAGATTGACACCTACAACGTGGTGGCGAACACGCTCCGGGAAGTGACTCAGCGTGGGGCGAAGTTTATCCGGGCGCGGCTGGTGACGCTGACGGCCGGGACTTCGCCAACGGTAACGGCACGGATACTGCCGTAAGGCGGCACACATGGCCCGAACTTTCACTTTTTCCGTGGACAATGTCGGAAATCCCGAGCCGGTAACGGCCCAAGGGCCCTGCCGAAAGATCATCGTCCGTGAGCAGGGCGCTGCGGCCACGACAGATTATTTTGTGCGGCAGCCCACGGCAACTAGTCCCCAAGTACGCAAGGTGGCCGGCGAAAGCACGCTGTTTGACGCAGGCGAGGGGAATCTTTCCCAGACGGGGCAGATTGTGGGGTACGTCGAGACGGTGACAGGAACGGTGACGTTCAGTCAGGAAGAAATGGAATGAAAACCCTCAAGGACTACCTGATTGAAGGCGCGCGGGAAGATTTGATTCCGCTGATGGATGAGTGGACAAAATGCCCGCTAAGTGTGTCCGCTCCGATTGCCCTCGAAGTTGCAGGACAGCATCCAGAGCTTTCTCCCGAAGAAGCTGCCGAACGCGCTGGCTACCGTTGGCTGACGATGAAGTATCCCCCTATTACCCAGCAAGTGCAGGAATCCTCTCAGGCGGTGGCGAAGATTCTCCAGGCATACCACCTGCCGAAATGGGCGATCATCGCTTGGGGCATGGTGGTATTGCTTCTTTTAGGCGCGATCCTAGCGCGAAGCGAGCCGAAGCCGCATTTCGCCTTCACGATCCCGCAGGGCACTCTCTATCAGATTGGCGGCGGACCGTTCGTTCGTGTCCAGGACGAGGGTACGACCATCAAGACCTGGGCGGCAGGCATGGCGGTGTTTAACTTTACTGGCGGAGGGATTACCTGCACGGCGGCAGGCAGTACCGTAACTTGCAACGTGCCTACGGGCGGGGGTGGGGCCAGCTTGGACGCGATCACAGCGGCTTTGGCCGCGGCCACCATCAATAACGGCGACAACGCTATTGTCTGGAATTGGTCGCTTACCACGGCTGACAAGATTGCCTTCAAATTTGGCGAGAACGTGGCTTCGACGGCCACGGGCACACCGATCCTGCTCAACATCCAAACGCTTGCTGCCTCGACTGCACACCCGTTTCAAGCCACGGCGCGGGGCACAGCGAACGGCATCCGGGTGGATGCGGCGACCGGCCTGTTGGCTGCTATCGGCACAGGTGGCATCCAGGCGAGCGACCTGGTGGCAGCCTCGGCCGTGGTAGCTGATGGTGAGATTGTATCAGCCTACTCCGGCGTCGGGGCCTGCGCCGCGAACACCTGGGCCTCCACGCTCACCCGGAACGCCGCGCCGACCTGCACGCAGCCGGGATTCTCGAATTTATCGGGCTCGGCCGCGCGTGGACAGCTTCCTGCCCAAGTTGTTTATGACGATGAAGCGAATACCTACGGGGCATTCCTGCAAAACTTCACCTCAGCTAGCCTGCGGATTCCGAATGGCCTGACCGACCCGGGCACTTGCACGGTCGGCGACATCTTCATGGATACGGACGCAGCGGTGGGGGCTCGCTATCGGCTCTGCACGGCACTCAACACTTGGATTTCGATTGATAACCCATTTGGAGCAGCGATAGACGACGCCGAGCTTGCCTCTAACTATTCGGGTATCGGTTCCTGCACCAACCAAGTAGTCACGGCCACGGTTGACAACGCTGCGCCAACTTGCGCAGGCGTCTCAAGCGCCATGATTTCAGATGGGGTCGTGGCCTCTGCTGACCTTGCCACGGCCAACAAAACCGACACGAAGAGCATGGTTCTGTTTGACCCTGTGACGGGCGACAGCGGGCGAATTCAATGGGAGCCGGGTAAGGCGATCACCATCACGCGAGTCTATTGCTCAGTCAAGGCCGCAACCTCGGTCACGGTCAATCTCAACAAGCGCGTCGAGACGACGCCGGACACGGCTGGGACGGACGTACTTTCGGCTGGCCTCGTTTGCGACACGAACGCGCAGACTTCTTGTGCCTCGGGCTGCGATGTAGCGACCATCACCAGCGCGGGCGTGACGGCCCGGCAGATTGCGGCGCTGACCATATCAGCCGTAACCGGAACGCCGGACACGCTGCGCGTCATCGCGGAGTACACCGTTGACTAAACGACGTACAAAAGCTCTCTTGCTTGCCTTGGTGGTGTTTAGTGCGACCGTGCTCCTTTGGGCGCTCACACGGTCAGATACTTTCACTCGCGCTGATTCCAATAGCCTGGGTGCCGACTGGACGCGCATCTTCGGTGAAGGTGCTTTCGACCTCGGCATCTTCTCGAACCAAGTTGATACCAATGGGACTGGCAATTCGACGGGCGCGTATTGGAGTGCCGATACCTTCGGTGACAACCAGTTCTCCGAAGTTACAATGGTCATTCTCGCAAGCGGGGTTCAGAGCGCCTTCACGCGGAACTCAACCACGGCCCGCACGCGCTACGAGTTCGGCCATGATACAAACAACTTCAACGCCAGACGGCGGTTTTGGAAGTATGTGGCTGGAACTCAGACCTCACTGGCGGACTGTGTGCCGAACCAGGTTGCGGGGAACATCATCCGGCTCGAATCGGACGGCTCGACCCATACATTCAAGGTAAACGGCACCGCCGCCAGTTGCAGCCCGTTCACGGACGCTGCCATCGCCAGCGGCAAGATTGGGATTCGCGCCCTGCACAATACGGCGAATGTGGCGATTTTGGATACTTGGAGTGGCGGCGATCTAGGAGTGGCAAGAAGAAGAAATGCGCTCGTTATCTCCTGGATTTTCGGTTGGCTGAACGGAATGATCACGCGGCCTGTCCGCGCCCAAGTCACCTTCACTAGGCTCTATCTTGCGCCAGTTGAGACTCGCACCAATCCGCAAGGCGATACGGTGCGTGTGGTGAAATACGAAGGCGATTTCTGCGCTGTCTCCTGCGGCACGATGGACTTTGGGTTCGAGCCGGTGATGCTCGTAGGGGCAACCGTGGACGGGGCGACGGATGCGACTCTGACCGCGAATGCCGACGTGGTGGCGCTGCCGGTGAACCTTGACGTAAACCTGACCGCCGCAGAAGTGAAGGCGCTTCAGGGGGACTTCCTCCTGCAGACGCACCGGCCTGTGGAGGCGCGGGCGCTGCTGGAAGAATCACAGCTCAATATAATT